CGAAGAATGAGAAAGGTAAAATGCAGGGGTAAAAGAATTGATAACGGAGAATGGGTTTATGGATATTACGTTTTTGAATGCAGAAATAACAATCATTTGATATTTACAAATAAAATCGGTGCCTACAATCCAGGATTTGAGCCAAAAAAAGAAGATTATATTCTTGAATCGTATGAAATCATCCCTGAAACAGTCGGTCAATACACAGGACTTAAAGACAAAAATGGTGTGAAGATATACGAGGGGGATATATTAGAATCACTCGCAGGAGTTTTTGTTGTTGAATGGATTGACGATATCACAAGATTTTGCATCTGTTGGTGTGTAAACAAGAAACTGTATGACAAAATCCCCCTAACGAAAGAATTGGCTGAAATGGCTGAAGTAATCGGCAACATTCACGACAATCCTGAATTGCTGGAGGTGCAATCATGAGAGATTACGGACTAACCCTACACTTAAATTTCAGAGAAAAGGTGTGCTACGTGCTTTTGACAAGCGACCAAGACACGGACAAGCTGATAAGACAGTTTGACCTAGGGGGGAACGAGAATGGTTAAGTTATCAGAATTAGATAAAGATGTAAAGGTTAGTTATAATGAACGTATTTATACAGTTGAAGAGGTAATGAATGACTTGAGGTACTTTACGGATGATGAGGATATAAACCTTTATACCACAACCGAACATAAAGCAAGCATTGATGCTGCAAGCTTTATAGATGCAGTCTTTGATTCTGTATATGAAAACGGAATGTATGAAGATTGGGATGAAAGAATCAAACAAGACATAAAAGAAGAAGATGTTAAAAAAATACAAGCAGTATTTGATGAAATATTAAGTAGAAATGAAGAGCAAAATATATCTTATTATGAATGTGAAAAAATAGAGATAGATGTTCCGTTTAGCTGAACATATCAAGTATTATGCGTATCAACATTTTAAGGTATGGACGAACTAGTCAATGTGGCTATCGAGTGTGAAGATTGCAATGAAGCGTTACTGGATTTTGACCAAGACGAAGAAGAGGAGGAGTAAAGATGGGATACACAGTCTATTTGATGACTTCAACATATAACACTAATAGTTATGGATACTGGACTGGTAAAAATTATACAGTTCAAGGCGAATTATATCCCACAATCAAGATACTGACACTTGGTGCTATGGCATATGGGTAGAGGGGAAATTTATAACCAGAGCGTGCGGTGGCAGTGACAAAAAAGATGAGATCATAAGGCAGTTTGAAGATGAACTTAAAATTAACTAGGCCCACATTTGGGCTGAGTGGAGGGATAAGAAAATGGAAGCTGAATTTAAAGTAAACCCAGAGGCAAAGATACATACTACTGACCCCAAACTTGGGGCGAGTATGCCAGGTAAGCTCATTTTTGAGCCGACCAACGAAACCTGGGTAGACTCGCTACAGGAAGAAGAAACCCTATTAACTCTAATAGCTATGATTTATCACTACGATGTAGGAGTCGTTTATTACGAGCCGGAAAACTTTGACAATCAAGACTGGCAGAAAAACAGAGATGATATGCTGACATTTTGTGAGCATAGACTTAAAGAGATATACACAGGTCAAGCACTTAGAGAGTGGCACAAAAAACCACGATAGGAGGTAGCTATGAACGCACCATGTTTAAACTGCAAAGATAGACAGGTAGCTTGCCATAGTAAGTGCAGTAAGTATCAAGAGTTTAGGGCGGTCTGTGATGACAGGCTGTCCCAACAACACAGGGAGTCAGAGGCAGAGGTGGCACTGTTTGAGTGGCGAGTCGGAAAGGCGAGGAGGTAGAGAGATGGATTTAGGAAAAGAGTTTGATACACTTATGGACTCGTACCATAGGCTGGGGAAGGAATTAGATAGACTAGCTGAGTTCATACTAACCGAAATTGAGGGGGAGCCGTCTCAAAACGAAAGTGCCATAGATACGGCTATAAGGCTTTTATGCAAACAAATACCCTTAAAGGCTAAAGGATACGAAGAAAGGCACGACTACATACTTGACGGCGGGTATGGTCACGATACAGGTAGATGTCCTAGTTGTAATAATCATCTTAAGAGTTTCGATAATGAGATTTACTGTCCGTATTGTGGGCAAAAGATAGATTGGAGTGGTGATGAATGAGGTATGAAACCAGTATAGGCGATTTCTGCGAGATAACCAAAAAACCGTGCAAAAAGGAAAGTTGTGAGAATTGTGAATTAGTGTATCAAGAAGACGGGAGCGGCGACTGAACTAACATAAAAGGGGGCAAGCTATGACAAAGGACGAACTCAACCAGCTGTGGCACATTAACAGGGAAATTGAAGAGATCAAAAGCGAGATAGAAAATATCTCATACCTAGAGGCAGTAAGACCTAAGGAATCGGTACAGACGTCTAATATATCGGACTCTACGGGAGATATAGCTTGTGAGCTTGCTGAACTCACAGAACAATATAACTCAAAATTAAGGCGAATGTACAGGCTTAAATCACAGATAGAAAAGTTTCTGGATGGGATAACAGATAACGAGATAAGGCTAATATTTAGGCTAAGGCACGTTAACAATCTCACATGGAATGAAATAGCGGCAGAAACTGGGTATGAACGGACAACGGTTAGTAAAAAATATAAGAGATATTTAAGGCAAGTGCTATAATTCCCACAATTCCCATTGAGTCTGTGGGATAATATAGACATAGAAATATACATATGACAAACCTTACTTGGTGCCCCAAAAATCGGGGTGCCTTTTTCATGTCCTCCTTTCCTGCCCTACCTGATCCGCAGGATGGGTTGATTGATCAGTGCCTCGGAGTTGACCCGGGGCCTTTAAATATAAAAAAGCAGGAGTGATAAAAATGATTAAACACCATATTACTAAATACAGCGAAAATAACAAAAGATGGGCAGAATCTTGGTTACAGTTAAATATGCTAGGCATGTGTTTTTGCTTTAACCGCCGCAGAATCGAGATCTAATATGAAAGAGAAATATGACGAGAAGAAGTGCAAAGGTTGTTTGTGGAAAACCAAATGTGATGAAGGGCATTTTATATGTTTTTGGTCAAAATGCCACAGAGAACTAGGTAAGTTTAATAAAGAGCAGCAGAAGTAGGTGGTGGTATGGCAGAGGAAATGCCTAAGGCTATAAAAAACAAAACTATAAATAATGATGAGTTCATAAAGAGTATATTTGATGGCTTTAACATCCAGGAACACAATGTTCAATATTCCTTGAGCAAAAAATCAAGTGGAAGAAGACATTACGGTGAATTAATTATTACAAATTAACTAACAGGAGGTAGGTTTCATGTTTTTCATAGGAGATAACAACGGACAAGAAGTATCAAATGAAGTCGTGAATGCTTATATAAATAGAATTCACAGAGCTGACAGCATTTTTGGTTTGGCTAAAGGCAATTACTTTTGGGCAAAGGATATAAAATTTGAATCTGAAGGTATTGCAAAAGAGTATATCAAAAATTACGAGTCCAGAGGGTTTAAGGTTTACCACAATATTTCAATCGAGGATAAACCGTTGGCAACTGATTCTCAAGTGAATGAAGAAGGAGCTGAGATGTTAGACAAAGAGGTGAAGCCGATTGAAGAGGTCAAACGTAAGGGAGCTAATAGAAGCAGGAGAAAAGAATAAATTCTATAAAAGAGCTGAGTGGCAAAAAGAATTGAGGCCGATGATATTAAAGCGAGATCACTATGAGTGCCAAAGGTGTTTGCATAGATGGGATTCTGATAAGTATCCAAATACAAGACCAAAGAAATTGACAAGGGCAAAAACAGTGCATCACATACTGCCAATGGAACAGTATCCAGAGTATGCAAAGGAAGCCTGGAACTTGGTAAGCTTATGTAACAGGTGCCACAATGAAGTTGAAGGCAGAGACTGGTTTAAGTTTAGAGTCTTTACTAAAAAAGAAAAACCACAGATAAACGAGGAAAAATGGTAGATACCCCCGGGTTAAATCTTGAAAAAGGGCTTAACAAGGGAGAACGTTTATGTGTGGTAGCAGACTCCGGTTAAATTTTTGTTTATATGCGCGAAAGGGGGGTGGTGTAGTGGGACGAAAAACCAATTATGAAAAAGAGCTGCGAGATGATCTTATGGAGCAGTTAGATGACAATGGAATGGCAGGAAAACACTACGACAACCTTATAGATGACTACCTGGAACTGTACAAGTTGAAGAATAACCTGATTGAAGATATAAGGTTTAACGGCTTGAGAATATCATATATGACAGGCAACGGCTTTGAAGCGACAAAGCCAAATGAATCGGTGGAAAGGCTGGTAAAAGTCAACGCTCAAATGCTCAAGATATTGGGAGAACTAGATCTTAAGAAACCCAAAGTAGTTGATGAAGATGATTTATTGTAAAGAGATTGAAGATTATATAAACAGCAAAGAATATAAATCAAAAGAAATTCATCTCCTGATAGATAACATCATAAAGCCGTTACTAATGTCAGATCAGTATTTTGACGCAGAGACTTTTAGCAAATGCTTGCAGTACACAGAGAAATACTACTATCCCCTTTTTCCGTTTCAGAAGTTTATATATGCATTGTTCTTTTTCTACGAAGACGAGACAAAAATGTTCACTACCTTTGATGAATTCTTTATTATGGAAGGCCGTGGGAACGGGAAAGACGGATTTATCGCTCCTTTAGCAGACTTTTTCACCACTCATTATCACGGCATTAAAGGCTACAATGTAGATGTAGTGGCCAATAGTGAAGACCAGGCAAAAGGGCTAACTGAGATTATCTACAACTCTAAAGAAGATAATAAAAGTGTTATGAAGAAGTTTTTCAGATGGACTTTGGAGATAATCGTTAACAGAAAGACCCACTCTAAGATTAGTTTTAATACTTCAAACAGCAAGACGAAAGATGGCAAACGTCCTGGAATGGTAGTATTAAATGAGATGCACCAGTACGAAGATTATTCCAACATCAATGTACATCTTCGCGGAAAAGGAAAAGTTAAAAATCCAAGAGTAGTCATAATAACCACCGACGGATATGTCAGAAGTGGTCCGTTAGATGATTATAAAGAAATTTCAAAGAAACGCTTAAATGGTGATTTGCCTAAATCCAGAATGGTGCCAATAATTTTTAAACTGGATTCAGAAGATGAAGTTGATGATCCTTCGATGTGGATAAAGGCGAATCCTTCTTTGCCGTACATGCCTATTTTAAAACGAGAGATTGAAGAGGACTACGGTAAAATGCAAGAGCTTCCTCACATGCGCCCTGACTTTATTACAAAGAGGATGAACCTTCCCAAAGAGGATGCAGATTCAGCGTTTTGCACATGGGAAACAGTCATGAAAACAAATAGGCCACTGCCGGAGCCAAATGGAGCGCTTGCTGTTTTGGGCATAGATTATGCAGAGCTTAATGACTTTGCTTCAGCAGGTTTTCTTTGGAAAGATGGAGAAGATTACTGTTGGAAGCAGCATACATGGGTGAATAAAAATTCGCCGTTTTTTAAATCGATCAAGCCTCCCCTAGCAGAATGGGAAGAGAAAGGATATCTAACCATCGTTAAAACACCGACTATAGATCCTGATGATATTTTAGACTGGTTCTTTGAGAACGCAGTCTATTTTAATGTCCAGATTATTGCAATGGACAAATTCAGATGGGAAGCAATTAGTGAGAAGTTTGAAAACAGAGGATTATCTGTAGTGACAAAAGAAAATCCAAATGGTGAAGTGCTCCATGTCAGATCCGGTGGCTACACACATAATGAATTGGCGCCACTTATGGATGTTGTCTACACCAATGGAAAGATTATTTATGGAGATGATCCATGCATGCGGTGGTATACGCAAAATACGGGAGTCAAAAGAGACGGGAAAGGAAATAAGACATACTTTAAAATAGAGCCCAAGCTAAGGAAAAACGATGGATTTATGGCGCTGATTCATGCGATGACACAAAGATCCAGACTGGATGTCCCTGAGTGGAATCCGGATGGAAATCCATTTATGTAGGAGGTGAGATCAATAGGACTATTAGATTTTTTATACAATAACGTAAATTATGTTGAAATGGAATCAATCGCATGGGATGCGGTAAAGTTAAAAATCAATGAACTTGCAATACAGCGTGGGATAACTCTTTATGCCAACGTGATTAGCAAATGCGAATTTAAGAGAGTTAAGGTTGAAAACGGCAAACGAAAGTTTGTAAAAAATGATTTATACTATGCCCTTAATGTAAGACCTAATCAAAACATCAATGCGACCCTTTTTTGGAATAAAGCCATAACAAGACTTTTTAAAAATGGAGAGGTGCTGATTGTTCAAGGCTATAAAGATGAATTATTTATAGCAGAAAGTTTTGATAAGACTATCTATGCATACAAGCCATGGGAATTTAGAAACGTGATGATCAATGAGCTTAACACTCAAAAGACATATCAAATGGGTGATGTAATTTACTTAACCATTGAAAACATGACTATAAACGACATGATGAAGAAGTTTTACGAAGAGATGAGTTCGGTCATGGATGCTGCGGTTAATCACTTCAAGCAAAACAACGGCAAGAAACTAGCATTTAAAACCGGCGCCAGCGTATCTAGAGGAGTTGGAATAGGCGCTATTCCTCAAGAGAGCACTACGGATGCCGAGGGAAAGACAAAAGCGCAGATTTATGTTGAGAAGCTGTTTGAGAAGGTGTTTTCAAGCCCCAATGCGATAGTGCCGCTGCAAAATGGCGAGGAGTTAGAGGAAATAGGCAAAGCAACAGGTCAAAGCGCAGAGGACATCATAAAAACGATGAGCGCAACTATGGAAGCAGTATCTATTGGCATGAATATCCCTATAGATGTTTTTATGGGCAAGACAACCGAGAAGTCAAACGCCATGAACGACTGGATAACAACAGGCGTTGAAGTGTTTTTGGAGCTTATAGCCGATGAGCTTAATGCAAAGCTTATAAGAAAAGAGGCTTATCTCAAAGGGGATCAGATATTCATTGATGCGACCAAGATAAATCACAGAGATATACTGGACAGTTCAGTTGCACTTGAAAAACTCTATGGCATTGGATTTACTCACAATGAGTTAAGAGAACTCTTTAACATGTTGCCGGTATCAGATGAAGGCGCTGACATTAGACATTGGTCAAAGAATTATGGGAGTGAACAAGAACTGAAAGGAGGTGAAGTGAGTGAAAAGTAACAGAAAGATACTTATGAGCGCAAACCTTGATTTAGGCGAGCCGACTCAAAAGCCGTTTTTTCAGTTTAAAAGGCTTGACGATCAAAAGACAGAGATTGATATCTACGGGGATATCACTTCTTGGAGGTGGATAGAAAGTGATGTTTCAGCGTACTCATTCAAGAAACAGTTGAATGAAGTAGATACTCCTGCTATAGACGTAAGGATTGATTCCTATGGCGGTGAAGTTTCAGAAGGATTGGCCATATACAATATGCTTAAAAATTCTGACAAAGAGATAACCACTATTGTAGATGGATTTGCCTGTTCTATAGCTTCAATTATATTTATGGCTGGAAAAAACAGAATCATGAATACAGGAACTTTGCTTATGTGGCACAATCCATGGGTTTATGCTGCAGGCAATGCTGATGATCTTGAGAAAACAGCATCCGACTTGAGAAAGATGGCAGATTCATCTGTAGTGATATACCAAGAAGGTTCAAACTTAAGTGAAGACAGCATAAGAGAGATGATGAATGCAGAAACATGGATAAGCGTTGATGAAGCTTTATCAATGGGAATTGCAACAGAAAAACATGATGGTGGAGGCGTAAAACAGTCTATGGAATCACGAACTCTTTATAAAACCATCATGAAATTAAAGTCCGTAGAGGATGAACTGGTTAGCATCAAAGAACAAGAATCAAAACCCATAAATTCATGGGATAAATTTTTTAGGGGGTAAATAAAAATGATAAATCTCGAAAAAAACGAAAAGTACCTGGAGCTGGTTAAACAAATAAATGAAGCTCCATCTGAAGAAAAGTCTCAAAAAATTGTTGAGGCAATGCACGAGTTGATTGAAGAAAACTCAGCTGCTGTAGTAAATCAGTACAAAAAAGATTATGAAGAGCTGCAAGCAAACAAAGCGCATGCAACAAAAATGGGGCTAAGAAGTTTGAGTACTGTTGAGAAAGAATTTTATGAGAAGGTGTTCTCCCCTGTTAAGCAGGCAATGACGATTACCGATGTCAACATCTTTCCGGAGACGACTACTGATTATGTCTTTGAAGAAATTAAGACTAACCATGATTTGCTAAAATACTTCAAGACAGTTCCAGCAGGCGTCAACAAGTTCATTACCTCTGAGTATACCGGAAAAGCAGTCTGGGGAGAGCTGACTGCCGCTATCACAGAAGAAATTTCAGCTACCATAAAAGGCTTCAGCGTAGATGCTTATAAGCTATCTGGCTTTATGTATGTGCCAACTGCAATTCTTGACTTGGGTCCTGTATGGATAGATCGTTTTGTAAGGACAGTTTTAGTGGAAGTTTTAGAAGATGGAATTGAAGAAGGGGCAGTCGTAGGGACTGGTGAATCAGGACCAATAGGATTGGTAAAATCCTTGACTGGTGCGACTGATGGAGTGCATCCCAACAAGTCAACAGTTGCGCTTACTTCATTCAAGCCGGAAGAGTTTTCGCCAAAGCTTATATCACTTACCAATGGTGGCAAAAGAAAGCTTTCAAAAATATTGCTGGTTGTAAATCCGCAAGATCATCTTGGAAAGGTAATACCTGCATCGACTGTATTCTCTAACGGATCATACCAAAGCGTGCTATCCTACCTACCAGTTGAGATTATTGAAAGCAAGCACATCCCGGCAAATAAAATGGTCGCGTTCCTTCCAAATTCATATCAGATGGGACTGACAAAGGTTGGAGTACAGTATTCAGATGACTTCAAATTCCTTGATCATCTTAGGACATATAGGACGGTAGCATATGGTAATGGAAGAATCGTAGATGACAGCATGTCAATTGTTTTTGATATAACTAATCTCACTCCATTCGTTCAGCCTGTATCTGTTGAAGGCGTAGTCCAAACACAGGAAGTAGTATAAGGGTAAAGGAGAGGCAAAATGACTGAAGAACAACTTGATGCGCTTGAATTGGAGTTAGAAGACGAGCTTCAGTTAATGCTCGATCCTAACAATATCGATGATGAAAAGAGAAAGAAACAACTTAAGAGGCACCTTAAAAGCGGTGCCTTCTATCTTGTTTCAAAGATTGGTGAATTTAACATCGAAGAAAACCTTTCTGCAAGATCATATGTATTGAACTATGCCAGATACTCTTTCTATGGAGTTCTTGATGAATTTTATGATAATTATCAAAGCGATTTGAGGGGGCTGCAAATTGAGAATTACGAAATCTAAGCGCGGCTTGCCGGTATACCTGGACGGGATTTTTTCGATTTATGAATTGGCAGATGACTCAAACAGCGACTATCCTAAAACCATCTTAAAGAAAGTTAAGTCAAGTATCTCGTTTTCCGAACTGCAGATATTTGATAATACAAAAAACGCATACAAAACCATGGGTGTTGAAGTAGTGAAAAAAATCCGCACCAGACCTATAAGGCTATCAAAGAGATATTACCTAAAGATTGATGATGACATGTACAAGATAGAGAATTCAGTTACAGCACTAAACTCTAGTGGTTTTGAAGAAACGGACATAACCATGTCTATCTTTACAAAAAGCTTTGAGATACAGGAGGAATAAAATTGACTAAACAAGAGCTATCCGAAAGTGTTAAAGCTGTTTTCCCCAACTTAAGGGAATGGGCGTTTAAGGAAAGTGATTTGAATGTTTTTCCGAGAGCTCTTTACTGGGGATATGTACGAAGTGGGGTTCGTTCTTCCGGGACAACCTACAGCAAGGATGAGACGGTTCAAATATCTGTTTTTTCGTTGGTTCCAGACGAATCAAAGGTTGATGAGCTGGAGGAGCTGCTTATCAACATGGGGATACAGCCGGAAATATTTGTTGAATTTAACGAAAACGACAGAATATTTCACTTTTACATGGGGGTACAATGTGAAAGATGATAAAGGTTTTTTAGGAGGAATTAACGATTTAGAAAGTGAGCTTGCAGAGATTCTAGCTGCAACAGAAGATGATAATATACATAATTCCTTGGAAATGGGGGCAAAGTTACTTGCAAGTGATATTAAACGGCTACCAAAGCCAAGATCAAAGATATCAAAAGCCGGGTATACCCATATCCTTGATACTGTAGGAGTTTGGAGAGATGAATTAAAGTCAGATTCAAAGGTGAGGCTTGGTTGGAAAAAGTATTACGGTCCAATCCTTGAGCACGGATCTTATAAGATGGGTTCCCAACCGCACCTTAAGCCTACATGGACGAGAAACAAAGCAAAGTATCAAAAAGAAATGATTAAAAACTTAAAATTGGGAGGTAATTAATAATGGCTATAACTAATAAAAAGCCGGCCAGAAAGCAAACTGTCGGGGCGCTCTATTACGATTTTGCAACTGATATAGATGCTCTGACATACGCAGGAACACCGGCAAAATCTGAGGTGGTCAAAACCATAAGCACCACTGAAAATGAAGAGTCAGAACCAATATATGCGTCCGGTAAAGTTTATGACACGCCTACACTCAGGGCATCAGATGAAATTGAAGTAGAGGTCGTAGCCTTTGATCCGGATGATGTAGCAAAGATGAAGGGAGAGACTATCGATGCCAGTGGACTTGTTTTATCCGGTGGGGCTAAGACGAAGCCGTATTTTGCATTTGGGAAAGTTGTCTTAAAGACTGGTGGGCACTTTAGATACCAGTGGTTCCCAAAGTGCCAACTTATCACCAAGTCGGATGAAGCATCTACATCAGAAGAATCACCTTCAGAGCAAAACGATACGCTCACTATAAGCGCTCTACCATTTGATGCGGCTGGAAATACAAATGTATACGTAGATAGCGAGATGACTGCTTTCCCTGCTGGATTGACAGAGGATCTATTCTTTACACAAGTGGTATATTCACCTGAAACCATGCCAACGATAACGCCATAAGGAGTTTTTAGATGAAGAGAGTAACATTAGCTAATGGAGATAAGGTGGAGCTGTTCTATTCCTTTAAAACCTCAAAAGAAATGGTAGGGCTTAAAAAGGACGTGAGCAGGTTGGAGGAAATCAGCAAAACCTATAAAGAAGATGCTGATTTTATGGATTATGATGATGAAGACATGCAAGTATATTTAGACAGCTTAAGTAAGATTATCTGTGCCGTTTTAAACGGATCTCGGTATCCTTGCGAAATTGAAGAAGTTGATTTTCTCATAAATGAAGAACTGATTAACGGGACTATAGAGCTTCTTGAGGAGCAGAAAAAGAAAGAGGAAAACGTGGCAAAAAAAAAGACCTATGTCTCCTCCAAGAAAAAGTGAATTTCAACAAGCTAAGGGTTAGTGCTTATCAGATCGGCCTGACAGAGTCTGATTTTTGGTGGGTTAACCCTTTCGACTTTTTAGAGATGATCGAAGAATACAACAGGTTGCAAGGAGGTTGATGAGATGGCCGGTGATTTAAAAAGAGTTGGGCTTGAGTTTAAGGCGGATGGATCAGTTGAATTTAGGAAGACGTTAAAAGCCATTAATAATGATATGAAGGAATTGACGTCATCTTATCAACTTGAAAAGGCGCAGCTTGATAAAAATGCTTCGACTTATGACAAACTGAATCTACGTTTGCAATTTGTTCAACAAGCTTACGATAATTACAGCGATAAAGTAAAAGTGCTTGAAGATGAATTAAAGGCATTGGAAAATGCAGAAAACAGAAATGAAGGTGCAATTCAAAAGAAAAGAACCGAGCTTAACAACGCCAGACGTCAAATGGAAGAGTACGGCAAGTCCATAGATGAAGTAACAAAAAAGATGAAGACGGCTAACTGGAACGATATTTCCAAAGATCTTGATAAAATCGGAACTGCATCTACTAATGCCGGTAAAAAGTTTTCCATCTTCACAGCGGGAGCGGTTGCAGGCGGCGTAAAAGTTACAGGCATGGCTTCAGACTTGCAAGAGACCATGTCAAAAACCGATGTGGTTTTTGGTGATACTGCAAAGGCAGTAAAGGATTGGTCAGAAGAATCGATTGAAAACATGGGACTTGCTCAACAAACGGCACTTGATATGGTTTCAACATATGGAGATATGGGAACTTCAATGGAAATCCCTACTGAGAAAGCGGCAGAAATGGGTATGGAGCTTACCAAAAGAGCTGCTGACCTTTCGTCCTTTAAGAACATAAAGATTGATGTTGCCAACACTGCCCTAAATGCAGTTTATACAGGTGAGACAGAATCGCTTAAAAAGCTGGGCGTTGTAATGACTCAAGCAAATCTTGAGCAATTTGCGCTTCAAAAAGGCATGGGCAAGACTTACAAGGAAATGACTGAAGCCGAGAGAGTGCAGCTAAGATATGCCTATGTCATGGACAAAACGAATAATGCGGCTGGAGATTTTGCCAGGACATCCGGTGGCTTTGCTAACTCACAAAGGATACTGCAGGAATCACTTAAGCAAGTCGGAACGGAGCTTGGAAAAATTTTGCTTCCTATAATGACCACGCTTGTTCAGAAAGTTACAGAGCTGGTTCAGTGGTTTTCAGGGCTTAGCGACAGAGCTAAAGGGATTATCGTTGCAGTAATAGGGGTGGTGGCAGCTATTGGACCGCTGCTTATAGTATTCGGTACGCTGGCTAGCTCAGCGAGCCGTATTATAACGCTGATCACCACTTTATCAGGCGGCGGAGCAGGTGCAACTGGTATTGCCGGGTTGTCAAAGGCGTTTATGGCAATGATCCCTCCAGTGCTAGCGGCAATAGCGATTTTTACGGCAGTTGCCTTGGCCATTAAAGATTTATGGAAAAACAACGAAACTTTTAGAGCGGCTGTGACAAAAGCGTGGGAAGGCATAAAAGATACCCTAAGTTCTATTTGGAAAACTATAATAAAGCCAATATTTGAAGCTATGAAGCAGGTTCTTTTGGGAGTTTGGAATGACGGGATCAAGCCCTTGTGGGATAACTGGGTCAAATTCATAGATAGCATCACTGTGAAAATGACTGAATTATGGACTGCCATGAAACCGATTGTAGATTGGTTTGTGAAGGTTTTCGGACCATTATTAACCAATGTGTTTAACATAGTCGGGAATGTTTTTGGAGGTATGGTGACAGGTGTTTTAAATGTTGCAGGCGTTCTTTTGAAATCAATTGGATCAATCATAGGAAATGTTATAGGCGTTTTTACGGGGCTGATTAAATTTATCAAATCGGTATTTACAGGAGACTGGAAAGGCGCATGGGAAGCTGTAATATCAATATTTTCAAATGTCATGTCTGGACTAGGTAAAGTGCTTAAGACACCTCTTAATGCGATTATATCCATGATAAATGCTGTTTTGGGAGGGCTTAACCGTATAAACATAAAAATACCTGATTGGGTTCCAAAATTTGGAGGAAAGAATTTTGGAGTCAATATACCTAAAATTCCGATGCTTGCAAGTGGTGGATATCTCTATGGAGGTGCTGCAATAGTAGGAGAAGCAGGAGCGGAACTACTAACCCAGCAAGGAGGAAGGACAAGAGTTACTCCTCTTAATGGATCTAGTCAATCCGGGGACATCATTGATTATGCAAAGCTGACCAAAGCATTTGTTGCTGCATTAGCAAACATGGTCTTGGTGGTAAATGAAGACGGCGTTGCTAGAATGGTTGATAAAAGACTGGTAGAGGTGATGGCTTAATGTTTAGATTTAAAGGCATATCTAGCGATGATATGAAAGTCATACCAAAGGAAGAAAACTTTGCTGTCAAGCCCTCTCAAAGGTTTGAGGCCATCACAATCGATGGTAGAGACGGAGAGATATTTATACCGCTTGGATATGAATCGGTTGAAAAAGAGCTTGAATTACAGATACTTGATGTTGATATGGTGGAAGATATCATGCAGTGGCTAAATGGTGATGGTGAGCTGGAGTATAACGGAAAAATTAGCAAAGCGCATTTTTACCCAGGGTACGATGTTGATAGATTCGTAACACTTAAAAAAGCAACCGTTTCTTATATAAGAGAACCGTTTTGGTATAAGGCAAACGATGACTACACCACAGTCACGACATCCGTTGTCAACGAAGGAAACATCTATGCAAAGCCTTTGATCAAGCTGACCGGAACAGGAACAGTTGACTTAAGCATAAATGGAACGAGATTTAAATATACTTTTACTGACCCATACGTGGAGATTGACTGTGACAACATGACAGAAAGATATGACGGTTTATCAAGATCTAGAAATATTGAAATAGGTTTGGAATATCCAAAGCTTAATCCAGGTGAAAATGAGATTATAACCCACTCTGGCACTTGTACAATTCAGATTATGAGAAAGGATAGATGGCTGTGATTAAGATATTTAATGCGGATGATAAGGGGTACGCAACAAACGGCAATATTGCAGTCATGCCTTTAAAATGTATTGAAACAAAAAATCAGGGTTTTTCGGGGTGGGAAGTTGAAGTTGAGATTCCAATTGATTATAAAGAATATATAGCCCAAGACAACATAGTGGTGGTGCCGACAAAATCTAGAGGAGAACAGCCTTTTAGAATTCAAAATCCTGAGATAAATTCAAGGGTAATAAAATTTAAAGCCGTTCATGTTGCTTTTGATTCACAGCTTTATCTTTTGACAGACATATATCCACAAAACTTAAATGGGGCGAGCTTACTAGACTGGATAAATACCAGGACAGACAGGGCAAGCCCTTTTACTACTTCTTCTGACGTTATGAATTTAGGGACTGCAAGGATTGTCAGAAAAACTTTGATGGAGGCTTTTATAATCGCTCAGGAGCGAATAGGAGGCTTCTTTGATTTTGATAAATGGCAAATAAAGCTGCTGACATCAATAGGTATCGATAGAGGAGAAACAATTCGATACGGCAAGAACCTGCAAGGAATTAGAGTGTATGAAAACTGGAGCAATGTTTGCACCAAAATACTTCCTGTTGGTCCCAATGGGATTATCCTTCCGGAAGTTTATATGACCGCAGATATAGAATACTCTGAAGTTTATGCCAAGGTGATTAACTTTGATATACAGCCTGAAGAAGGTCAAGAGCTTACAGAAGAAGATATCATAGCTGAGCTTAGGATTTTAGCACAAGAGTATCTTGATAAATACAAATATCCTGAAATTCATTACGAGATTCAAGCGGATGTTGACCAAACCCTTGATATTGGAGATACGGTCTATACTGTAACCAGGCAAATTGAGGTGCCTACCACGGTTCAAGGCTACGTCTATGATGTTAATAAAAAGCGAGTAACAAAACTGATATATGGCAACTTTAATCGGGATGTAAAAAGATTATTTTCGACACTAAAATCCGATGTTGACCAGGCATTGGCAGCTAGTGCCGGAGCTAATAAGTTAATTGCAGATCAATCGAACATAATAAATCAATTAGGCAAATTAGGGCATGTCTATCAAGATGACAATGAAATAATGGTGCTTGATGCTTTGCCTAAAGAAGATGCACAGAATGTGCTTAGGATTAATCTTGGTGGCATCGGTTTTAGCTCAAACGGAATAGAAGGCCCATTTACAACTGCATGGACTTTAGACGGATCTTTTAACGCATCATTTATCACTACAGGAATTTTGAATGCTTCTTTGATTAAGGCAGGCCTCCTAAAAGGCGGTAAAGTAAACTTTAATCTTGATGATGGAACTTTCCTTATAGGTGACGACACAGAAAACTACGCCATATTCTTTGATGGGAGTACCTTGTCGATTAAACTAGGCACTGGGGAAACTATCGAAGAGGCTCTTGATACGAAGGCTGAACAGTCAACCGTTGACGAGCTAGTGGGGAGTGTCAGCGATTTAGAGTCTATCACCGTTTCGAATGAAGAACTAATATCATTAACAAATAACATAAATGCTTACGTCGAACTCTTAGACCAACAGCAGATTGATGTTGACCAGGCTAAAAACGATATTGTGAATCTCCTTGGCACTAGTGCGGCTATTTCTGCTGAACTAGGAGAGTATGTGCAAAGATGGAGCTTTATAGATACATATATGATTGCTGGTGATGATGGATTTTATATTGGTGAAAAGAATGGTAGCACGGGCATCAGAATCAGTACGGATAGAATTGATTTTCTTGATGGCAATGGTGATCCAGTAGCTTATATCACAAATCAAGTCATGCGTATAAACAGAGGTATATTTGTTGACAGTGCTCAAATCGGGGAACATAAAATAGAAACTATAGATGGCGGTATAACCGTATTTACATGGGTTTAAAGGAGGGACATAATGGCAAGCAGCGGTACTATTACAGGTAGCGGTGTTGGAACAAGTCCGTATCTGATACTAGACTGGACAACTTTGCAACAAGACATCCCTAACAATAGGTCCCAGCTTAGATTGACCCTTAAATGTTATTCGCAGTACTATGTGAATTTTAGTGCGACAAAAACAGGGACATTACAGGGGACTAGCTTTTCATATTCTGGGGGCATGACTGGCTCCAATATTACAAAAACTCTATACACAAAAGATATTTGGGTTACCCATAACTCGGATGGAACTAAATCTTTAAGCCTTAGTGGAGTTTTTAATATAAACATCACTTGGAGCGGCAGTAGTTTATCAAGCTTGTCCGTTAACGGAACTGTAACGCTTAACACAATACCAAGAGCGAGCTTGTTAAACAGTTTTAGTATGGGAGCGCATCTAGCAACCAGTACAGCTAACAGTATTAATCTTAGCATCACAAGATATAGCACGTCATTTACACATGACATCACTTTAAAGCTGGGTTCTTACACAGTTGCCACTTGGACAGGTCAAGGAGCGCCAACAAGTTTGAGTCTGACATCTACACAGGTAAACAATATGTTGACTCGGATAACATCGTCAACTACGGCAACTGTAACTCTAACAGTACAGACTAAATCCGGATCCTCAAATATAGGTAGTGCGGTATCCAGAAATGCAACAGCTACAGTAGCCAGCTCCGTTACTCCTACGGCGACAGGGTTATCGGTATCGATATATGGCAGTGGTAGAGATAGTGTCATAAATAAATTTGTGAGAAATATATCGAGAGTTACCTCAAGCTTCTCAGCTTCTGCTGGTTATGGGGCATCCATTTCTGCTAGATCAATAGTTATCCGTAGGGATAGTGACAAAGCTAATTCTCAAACAATTTCTAGTGCTTCTGGAACTACAGGTATAGTAACTTTATCTGGCACATATGAAGCAGTAGCCACGATAACCGACAGCAGGGGCAGAACCGCGACCCAACGAGTAACTTTTACCGTGCATAATTACACTACCCCACAAGTAACTACATTTACTGCAAGGAGGACTACGGCGGATGACACAATTGTAACAGTCACCAGGGCGGGAAGCTTTACACCGCTGACCACGGGAGATAATACACTCACTATTTTAATACAACGGCGAATCGGTTCAGGCTCTTGGTCTACGGTACAAAGCACCTCGACTACATCAAGCACTTTTAGCGGAACTGTTAATAGTACAGGTGTAGTTATAACTAGCTCTTACGAGTTCAGGATTACTATAACAGATAGTTTTGGAAAAGTAGCTACTGCATCTGTAACAGTATCTACAAGTAAAGTGGTTTTGGCCATAAAGAAGAATGAATCAGTAGGGATTGGGAAGATACCTGAAAACGGAGTATTAGATGTCGGCGGGAAAACGTTTATTAATGGAGTGTTGCCAAATCAAAGTAGTTCTGCAGCATCTTTACAAGTGAATGGGTTTATTCGTACAGGCAGTATATATTTACACCAAGGGAATGAGCCCAATGCCACTAATAGCCCGTTAACAAACTCTTCAGGAACCTTACGATGGAATGGCAACGAAATATGGCACAGCGGACTCGATTCCGGTTGGATAAACTTATCATTATCTGGAGCAACAGCTTATAGCTCTGGTTTACAACCAAGATATAGAAAAATAGGCAATACTGTTTTTTTAGAAGGTGAAATGAAACTGACTTCCAGTTTAGCAGCCGGTGGTGTTACGGCTATTGGAACGCTTCCGAGCGGATATAGACCACCTAGAAATAACCAATATATATGTCAGGGGTCAGGTAATGCTATTTGGCTATTTGCAGTTAACTCTAACGGCACATGCGAGGTAGGAAGATATCGAAATGGTGATACAAGCGCTTCCATATCAACTTCAACTTGGCTTCCTTTTGCAGTTTCATTTGCGGTATAGGAGGGACATATGAAAAAGCAAGTATATGATTTAAATGATGACGGTACTATAAGAGAAATCTATGTGGCGGAAATCAATAAAGCTGGAGAGATAGAAACAGTGGAAAACGCTCCTGATAATTTAAACAATGACGCTCTTGTTACCACTGATTTGCCAGACGGGCTAGGTATAGCTAAGTGGGACGGGAATCAATGGATAAGTATAGGAGAAATACAGCCTATAGTTATAGAAGATGAGGAATTTTACCAAAGCCAACTTAATAGTACGGATTATAAGATAATTAAAGCTATGGAATATCAAATGCTGGGGTTGAATGTAGGTTATAACTTAACCGAACTGCATGAACAAAGACAACAGCTTAGAGACTCAATTAATATGATAAGAAATAAATGAAGCTTTATCTAGAAGACCTTAAAAGGGTCTTTTTTAATTACAAGCGGAGGTGACAGATGAATAACGAAATTTTAGTGGCTTTCATAGCACTTATCGGGACAACGATAGGAACAGGTGGAGGTATAGTGGCATCGGCTAGACTGACGATTTATCGGATTGAGCAGCTAGAAAAAAAGATGGACAAGCACAATGGCTTGATGGAGCGCATGTTTAAACTTGAAGAGCGAATGTGTGGAGCAGAGGACGACATATCGTATCTGCGAAAAAACTAGGAGGTAGAGAAATGAAACAAAGTAGATGGAAATCAAAAGTATTGTGGACAGCATTAATAGCACAGGTAGCATCAATATTGGTGCTAACAGGAGTCATTGACACCGGAGTTGGTCAACAAATAGAGCAAATTGGAGCCTTAGGGCTACAGATACTTACTATTCTAGGAGTAGTCAACAATCCTACAGATAGTAAAGATTGGTAAGGGGGATATTATGATAACTAATTTACCTGTATTAAGACGAGGGGCAAAAGGCACAGCGGTCAAGACACTACAAAGAGCTTTATTAAAAGCTGGTGAAAAGCTGCCTAAGTTTGGGGCAGACGGGCACTTTGGCAACGAGACAGAATCAGCGGTGAAGAGTTTTCAAAAATTTCATAAATTAAAAGTTGATGGTATATCAGGCCCCAATACCTACAGAGAGCTTAAATTTTACCAATATCCCAACTTTCGTAAGTCTGAATTTGCCTGCAAGTGTGGCAAATACTGCAATGGCCACCCTGTAGACGTAGACGAAAAACTTTTGGTCTTACTGCAAAAAATAAGAGACCATTTCGTCAAGGCGGTTGTAATTACAAGTGCGGTCAGATGCAAAGCTCACAACAAAAATGTGGGTGGAGTATCGAACTCTCAGCACCTTTACGGGACTGCGGCAGACATTAAAGTATCAGGAGTATCCCCAAGCACTCTTTTTGCCTATGCAGACAAGATAAACCCTGATGGAGGTGTGGGAAAATACTCTTGGGGTATCCACGTAGACACTCGCAAGGGAAAGTCTCGCTGGTAGAACGGCTGTTCGCTTGATATGTGGCGATTTCAGCCCTTTAATTTTACTTACTAGATGCTTTTATCATAAAAGTTAAAAAGTTTAATATAAGGCGAATGAGGACATATGAAAGGGTATGGTTAATTCCATGCCCTTTTTTCTTGTTTTTGCATAAAAAAAGAGCCAAAAGGCTCTAATCTATATCTTGAATTTAGTAAATTCGACTATGTCCCCTCCGTCTACCCATTCGCCATCATCATACTTTGCTATTTCGATATAATATTCTGTAACCAAGTAGTAGTTTGACATATCTCTAACTTCAGTGTTGTAAATAAAAAAGGACTCCGGAAAGTCCTATCAATCAAACTTCGCTGTGGCTCTAAACTTATAAGCGCTCTCTCCGCCATCAATATCCACAACTAAATAAACATCAACAGAGTCCGGTTGAACGACTACCTTGTCGATAAATCGGGCTATTAAATTTTTTGCACCGCCGTCAATGTGGGATTTTATATATTCTTTTACGTCTTCGAGAGTCATTTCCCTAGGCTTGCTGGCTATGGATATTTCCTTTTGCAGCTCCGCCTTTTGCTCCTGCAGCTTTGCAGCTTCTTCTTTCATTTCTGGCACGTAAAACCCGTCAAGTATGGCCTGATTCATGTTCTCGATTTTACCTGTAACACTTTTTAAATCTTTATTTAACTGCCAAAGCGCTTGAGATCTTTTTAAATCTACTTCATTCATGCTGGAAAAAACTTTCTCAGCCAACTTATCAAGGTTTTTAACAATAAGCCTATTGACTTGTTCCAGTACCGCAGATTCCAATTTATCCCGTGAAATACTTTTCATATCGCACTGCTTAGTTCTTTTTCTGTTATTGCACTCGTAGCTTATATAGTAGGTACCACGGGACTGGCGCCTATTCCCGATCATTGGCGCACCGCATTTACCGCAATAAACCATTCCCGATAACAGGTACTTTTCAATCGCCTTAGCTTGCGCCCTTGTGTTCGTGGCCATTCTTCTTCTCACCCTTTCCCATAAATCCTCATCAATAATCTGTGGCATGCCGCCTGGTATTACTATCTGCTCGTCTAAGTCTTTATGTAAGTGCTTATTCCTCTTCCCTGCCCTTGCTGAGCTTTCACGGTTAAACACGTATATTCCAAGATACTTTTCATTTCTTAATATTTCAGCTATTGAGTTTTTGCTAAACCTGTTCTTTCTTTTTGTCCTATAGCCCCTCATGTTGCAGATATCTACTATCTTGCCGTAGCCTTCGCCGTCTGCATAAGACTCAAATATAACCCTTACTACATCCGCCTCTTCTTCGTTTAAGACGTACTTTTTATCACTGCCCACATCATACCCCAGTGGAGGGATTCCGCCGTTGTGCTGGCATTTATGGGCGTTTTCGATAAGCCCTTTCATGGTCTCCCTGGCTAAGTTTCTACTATAATACTCATTCATGCCTTCAAGCACTGATTCGAGGATTGCAGATTCAGGGCTGTCATCGAGATTTTCAAGCACGCTGATTAGACGCACTCCGTTTAATTTTAAAGCACGTCTATAGAATATGCTGTCGTATCTGTCCCTTGCAAACCTGTCTAATTTATGTACTATCACTGCCTCAAAAAGGCCTTCCTTGCTTTCGTCAACCATTTTCAAAAACTCTGGCCTCTGGTCTGTCGTTGCAGATTTCGCTTCATCAATATAGGTTCTTACTATCGTTATATCGTTTTTGCTCGCATATTCATTTATTGCCCTTATCTGAGCGTCTATCGATTCGCTTCTTTGGTTGTCGCTGCTATATCTGACGTATATTGCCGCTTTCATTTTCAAATTATCTCCTTTGCAACATTTAATGGTATGTCATTTTCTAAAGCCATATATTCTACGGTCAATCCTTCCTTTTTCTCGACTCCACATTCCAACATCATCTTAACCGCAAAGTAATTGGCCTGCCTTTCAACCTTACCCCCGTTTGTAAGCGCAGAACACGTCAAATTCGGGTGCAATAGCGCATGGCCTAATTCGTGTAGGATATAAAACTTAAGGCGCTTATATCTAAGCCCTGACGCGTAGAATATACATTCGTTTTTAAAAGAGTCTCTATAATACATGCTCGGTTGATTTCTTAATATGACCGACTTTGAATCTACTTTCCTGAGCCTTATCCCTAAGTGGTCGCATATGTCAAAAGGGTCTAATGTTTTATATAAATCAAATAAACCTTCTATAATTTCATCTATCCATCTCATAGCATGCCTACTTCCTATACTTATAGCTTAAAGTGTCCATAAGCTTAAGTACTTCGTTTGCGTATTCCAATACTTCCTCATCCCCCATTTTGTCGATATCGGAGTTGTTGAAGCCTTCTGAGCCGTAGATGGTGTGCATGGATAGGTATTGTCTCGCCTGCACGGGGTCTGTGAATTGGGCTGGGAATTTAATTGGAGGGTCTGAGGCTAAGTGCGAATAGCTATTCCTTCTCTTGACATCGCTTTTGCCAGTCATATAATCATAGTCCACATTAAAAAAATCACATATTAATTCCAAAGTTTCCCTTCCGGGATCTCGCGTCCCTTTTTCATACATACTTATTATAGATTTCCCTACACCTAAGTGCTCGGCCACTTCTTTTTGGGTTAACCCCTTTTCTCTTCTCAGGTCTTTAAATCTTTTACTAAACACCAAACACCCTCCTTTCTTAAATAACAACGTACTTATATTATACACAATACGTGAAGAATTTAAACAAAAAAATATACAAAAAGTGAATTTATCTATTGACATCAGTTCACTTGTAGTGTACTATTTAGATAAGCAAGAAATGTATCCGAAAGGAGGTAAAGGGATGAATACCGAGAGAACCGGGAAGATTTTAAAGGAATTGAGAGGAAGAAAGACCCTCGCAGAAGTAGCAAACGACCTTGGAATAAGCGTTTCAGCTCTATCTATGTATGAGAACGGCGAAAGAGTGCCGAGGGACGAAGTGAAAAAAAAGATTGCAGATTATTATAGTAGGTCTGTTCAATTTCTTTTTTTTAAGTAATAAGTTCACTTGTGGTGAACACAACACGCAATAAAAAAGGAGGAAAACGAATGAATGAATTAATCACAGTAGTAAATGGCAAACCGGTAGTAAGTAGTAGACAGGTAGCGGAAAGCTTTGAGAAAAACCACAAAGAAGTATTAAGAGATATTGACAACGTACTTGCGGGGGCAGCGCAAAATTGCGCAGACCTATTTATCGAATCTGAATGCTGGTAATACCAAAAAGGAGGAAAGTTTATGAATGAATTAATTAAAATCCAAAACAACGAACAACAAGAACCGATTGTAAGCGGAAGGGAGTTACACGAGTTTTTAGAGGTTAAAACAGCCTACAAGGATTGGTTCCCGAGAATGATTGAGTATGGATTCGAAGAGGAAAAAGACTTCTGCTCATTTTTGAGCGAAAGTACCGGAGGTAGGCCCGCAACAGACCACGCAATCAAACTCGACATGGCCAAAGAGATCTCCATGCTACAGAGAAACGAAAAAGGCAAGTTGGCAAGGCAATATTTCATTGCAGTAGAGAAGGAGTACAACACACCTGAAAAAATCATGGCCAGAGCGCTCAGAATCGCTGATGAAGAGCTTAAAAACCTAAAGCTAACCAACTCTAAGCTCGCCACAGAAAACATGATTATGGCGCCAAAGGCTGATTACTTTGACGAGATGGTAGACCGCAATCTACTCACCAACTTTAGAGACACTGCAAAGATGTATGAAATTAAACAAAAGACATTTATTGATTTTCTGATCGCTAAAAAATACATCTACAGAGACAGTAAGGGAAAACTGATGCCGTATGCAGATAAAAACAACGGTTTATTTGAAGTCAAAGAGTCGGTTAACGAAAAAACAAAGTGGGCCGGCTCGCAAACCATGATCACACCGAAAGGCAGAGAGACTTTTAGGTTACTAATTAAAGGCCTGAACTAAGAAAGGAGAAATGAAAATGTTATTAAAGGTATCAGTATCTAGAGATGGAGAATTTATAAGTGAAGAATTCATTGATGACGGCCAAGACCACAGCAAAGACATAGACCAAACATGTAAACTCTGGGCTAAGGAGATGGCGAAAGAGTTTCAAAGAGGTGAAAGTTTATGACTATAGACCAAGCTATAGACCGATTCAAATGCCTTAAAGATGATCTAGAGCACGAATTAGAGCACGAACCTAATAAATACATAAAAAGAGATGTATCACTCGACATAGAAGCCATAGACAAGCTTATAGCCTGTGGCAGATGGATAGTAGAAGGAGGTCGTAAAATTGTTTGACGGATTAACACTTTTAGCCGGCATACTGCTCGGAGCATACTGGATATGGGAGGGCGAATATGAGGTGGACTAAAAAAGAGGTTGAAATACTTACAAATAGCCAAGACTTAACTATTGATGAAGTAGTTAAAAAGCTTGGCAGACCCAAGAAGGCCATTGAATCAAAAATGAGCTACCTAAGGAAAAAGGGTATGATACCCCAAGAATTTGCACTAAAAAGAGCGCCGAGGAAGCTCACCGATGAGCAAATAAACTTGATCCTAACTGCAGATATGACCATCCACGAATTAGCTAAAGAGCTAGGAGTCACAACGAGCACGATATCTTACTACAAATACGATTTAAGAGCCAAAAGAAGGGTTGACAGAGTTAAGAAACTAGCCAAGCCCGAACCCGATTTTGAATATGGCAAAGCCTATAAAACACCTGTGAAGATAAGCTATCTGGATTTAAGTGGACGCAGGCACATAAAATCAGAACCATTGATTATAAACGAAAAGCTTTATCACAAGGCATGCGCAAGGGCTATAGACTTAGCATCAGCAATGGGACTTAAAGGCGTGGAGGTGGTCGAGTGAACATCAAAAACTTAATTAGGCTGTTTAAGACCTGCGATAGCATGAATGTTTGGTTTTATGAAAAGACCGAAAACGAGGCAAGGAAGATAGTATCAAGCTTTGGGGAGCCTGAATACAGCGAGGCAGACGGGTGCAAATGGTACAAAACCAAAAAAGGCAAGCTGAGTATTAGTGCCTTTATAAAATCCCCGGAGAGTGGCGACTCTACCGAGGAACAAGAAAAAACATCAGATTAATTATATCAAATAAAAGGAGAAATGAAAATGTTATATGACGAATTAATAACCGAAGAAGATAGACAAGAATCTCGACAGGATACTTGGAAGATAGAAACAGATCAACAAGCAGAGTGGTGGATAAAGAAGCACCAATTTGAACTTAGAGATATAGAAAGAAATCAAAAGTTAATAGACGAGGAAATCAGACTTTTGACCGAAAAGAAATTGGAGCTTACTCAAAAAGCGGATAGTGTAAATGATAGCATGCAAGCCAAACTCATCGAATATTTCGAGCAGTTGCCTGAAGAATCAAAGAAGGCAACTAAGACTCAAACCAAATACACTCTACCCTCTTTAAGCATCATACGCAAGTCACAGGCGCCTGAAATCGTACAAGGAGACGAGTTTTTAACCTACTTGAAGCAAAACCACCCTAATTATGTTCAAGTGGTTGAAAAGCCAAAATGGGGAGACTTTAAGAAGTTGACAGAAGTCAAAGACGGACGCGTTATCAACAAGGAGACCGGCGAAATTGTCGAAGGTTTATCAGTATATGAAAGGCCTGATAAGTATGAATTTAAGTGATTATGAAAAGTACCTAGAAATCTGCTTCCACCAAGACGAGGAACCTATCCCCTACCCTGAATGGTTGCAGATGCGAGCGGAAAATATAGAAAGTATGTGAGGTGGTCGTATGTTAGAGGTTTATAACAAGGTTCGACAAGTACCAGACGAAGCAAAAAAACCTATCCAAGGCGGTAGATTGAAAGGTATGACAGATATCAACCCGATGTGGCGCATCAAGATCTTAACAGAGGTTTTCGGGCCTGCGGGCAAAGGTTGGTATTACGAAATTACAGATAAACAAATAATACAAGGCGCCAAAGAGGAACAAGTGGCTTTTGTCGATATCAACCTATATGTCAAGTATGGCGATGAGTGGTCTAAGTCCATACCAGGCACCGGAGGAAGTAGTTTTATATCGTCAGAAAGAAATGGACTATATACAAGTGACGAATGTTTCAAGATGGCTTTAACCGATGCCTTGTCAGTGGCTTGCAAGGCCTTGGGGGTCGGTGCTGACGTGTACTTTGAAAAAGACAGGACTAAATACAGTGTTTCAGAAACTAAAAAAGAAGCAGTCGGGCAAGAAAAAGCCGAGATTTTGTCCAAACTCTTCACCGACTTAATTGATAAAGGCAAAATCAAGCCCACAGCAAGAAAAGATACCATGGCGAAGTACAAGGTATCAAAGCTTGCAGATTTGACCCCTGACCAGTACGGACATATCCTCCAAGGGCTGAAAAAGGCGGAACAGAAGGATGTTTGAATTGCTGAATGAACTCAACGAACACCGAAAGATGCTCAATGAGTGTATCGCCAAGAAAAAGGACTTAGGACGGAAACTAGCCAAGGCAGAGTTTATCTATAAGGTGGAGCGGTCTAAGATGATCGCTCACCTAAACATCATAGGGCTAGAGACAAGCGAAGGGGTCACCAAACCTATAGCCATCACAGCTTGTGAGGCTATGAGCCACGGACTTGAACCAGTGGCGACACTCAGGAGGGATAGAGACTTAGCTAAGATGGACTATGACGTGCTACAAGAGAAGATATATCAGTGCAAGTTGGAAATTGGAATAATCGAAAGGCAGATAATGGCGGAAAGGAGGGGAGAATAATGGCAGAAAGAAGAATGTTTGCGAAAACGATAATTGATAGTGATGCTTTTTTAGATATGCCAATGTCTACTCAGAATTTATATTTTCATTTATCAATGAGGGCTGATGATGACGGATTTATTAACAACCCGAAGAAAATTGCACGAATGATAGGCTGCGCAAGCGATGACTTAAAGATGCTCTTAATGAAAAACTTTGTTATTGGGTTTGATGGAGGAATAGTTGTGATCAAGCACTGGAAAATACACAATTACATCAGGGCGGATAGGTATCAACCGACAGTATATCAAGATGAGTTGCAAAATCTAGAAATTAAGGATAATAAGTCTTACACGTTAAAAAAAGATGTTGGTATGTCGCTTGGTATACCACATGACAACCAATGGTCGACGCAGGATAGGTTAGGTAAGGATAGGTTAGGCAAAGATACATTGTCCGGCGAAGCCGAACCACCCTTTTTAGCTATAGTAAACCACCTTAACGAAAAAGCATCTAAGAACTACAAACACACTAGCAAAAAGACTCAAACCTTAATCAAAGCAAGACTTAACGAAGGGTTTAAAGAAAAAGACTTTTACACCGTCATAGACAAAAAAACCAAGGAATGGCTGGGGACGCAGTTTGAAAATTATCTCCGTCCGGAGACACTCTTTGGTACAAAGTTTGAAGGATACCTAAACCAAAAAGACACCGGAGGAGATGAAATTGAATTTGAACCGCTTGGTGGACCAAAATATAGAGGCTAATATCATATCGGCACTCTTAACAGGGCATCTGCACAAAGAAGACGTGGACATACGATACTTCGAAGGAGTGAAGACCAAACCCATAGCTGAGGCAGTCTTAAAACTTAAATCGGACGGGATAGAGCCAGACATTGTCACTATTAAAAATCAAAACAAAAGCATAGATCATAACGTGGTGGTGGATATAGTATCAAATACTCTTCCCTCTTCCCACCTCGGGAATCTAAAAGTATTAAAAGACCTTTATAACCGTAGGGAGTTAGCCAAAACCATAAAAGATGCTTACGAAAAGCTCCACGAAATGGATGAAAAGACGGATGATATCGGGATACAGGTTGAAAACAAAATATCCGAAGTCCTAACTACAGGCGAGTTCAAGGCTGACAACATGGATTCTATTGCTAAAGAATTTCTAAAAGACCTTAAGTCAAGCCGAGATCAGCAAGACAGATACCTGTATGGCATCCCAATGCTTGATAAGTGGACTTGGGGACTGCATCCCGAGGAGGTAACGACAGTGGCGGCACGTTCAGGAGTCGGCAAGACAGCTTTTGCGATACAGATAGCTTTAAGGCTTGTCACTAATGGGTTAAGAGTATTGATCGTATCCCGAGAGATGTCGTCGGTGCAGATTTTAAAAAGGATGTTTGCTCAAATAACGAGGATTGACGGCATGAAGTTTAGGAAAAGAAGCTTTACGGCTGACGAATGGACGCTCATAGAGGAACTGACAGAGGATTTTAAAAAGTACAAGCTGCATATCAATACCGATATCAGTAATGTCAACGACATCAAAAAAAGAATTAGAGAGATTAAGCCTGACGTAGTGATAGTTGATTATCTGCAACTCCTGACTCCAACCACCAACGAGGGTAGTCGAGAGCGAGAGGTAGCAACTATGTCTAGGGAACTTAAAAATATGACAGCGACATTTAAGATACCAATCATCCAACTATCCCAGTTAAACGGCGAAGCAGGCGAAAAAAGGCCTATGGGTGAGGGGCACGTAAGGGAGAGCCGAGCTATTTATCAAAACTCAAACAATGTCATATATCTGCACGAACCTTGCGAGGCAGAGCTGAAAAAATACATATCAGACGGGATACTGACAAAGGAGTATATAGACAAGGTTTACGGCTCAGACGGGAGACTCCTAGAAATCATCCTAGACAAGCAGAGAGACGGAATCACGGGTAGGACATTGCAAGAGTATGACGGCAAATTATTAAAATTTAAACCACTACCCGACTTTATGGAGATGAGCAAATGAAAAAGATATCAGACATACTATCCGAGACGAAAGAGCTTAAATGCGAGCTATGCGGCGGCCAAGCACACCACACTCACCATGTATTTGGCGCCAGCAACAGAAAGAACAGCGAGAAATACGGACTACTGGCGAGGCTTTGTATCTACTGTCATACAGGCTCAAACAGGGCAGTGCATCACTGCAGAGATACGGATTTGAAACTGAAAAGAAAGTATCAAGAGAAATTTGAAGAAACATATACGAGGGATAGTTTTATAAAAATATTTGGGAGGTCGTATTTGTGAAATTTATGAAAACATGGGAAATGCTAAAGGAACTAACGGAGAATCCGAAGAAACGGTTTAAAAGGAAAAACTGGGAAGAAGTTTATATATGCAGTAAAAACGGGTTTATTTGCGACAGCAATGGAGATCGGTATGGAATATATGACGTCATGGAGGATTTAGATGGGGGTTGGGAAGAATTGCCACGAGAAGTCACATGGCAAGAAGCTATCGAAGCGTGGATAAATAAAGAACGAATCGAGGTTTGGCGAGAAGGTTCATTGGTTTACAGAAGCACCCCAGGTTACAAATTAGGTGCTTCAGAGAAGAACGAAAGCTACCACCTTGACAGAAGTGATTTTGCTAAAGGCGTGTGGTACGTCTTGTGATAAAATGTGGCATTTATAGAAAGGGGTAAAAATGGATAAAGCAGAAATAGCATTTAGAATTGCAAACAATGCAATATATTTTGAAGATAATAGTGACTATGGAACAGCTTTGTATCAAATATGTAACATTTTAAATCCAGACGTTGAATGTGGAGCTGAATATATGGAAGTCGAGGATTAGCCATATGGAAGATTCAAATATTGGTAAAAAAATTGTTGGCACAGCAGATGATATGTTCGATACCCATGAATTAAAAATTATAGAGGCTGAAGGCAGAGACTGGATTGTTTTAAGAACATTTTATAGTGGAATACCATATAGCGTAGTGTTTGATACTAGAGAAGATAAACAAAATTTTATCAATGAATACTGTGATTAAAAGAATGGATGTGTAAAAATGTATCAAAAAATTTCAATAGAAATGCCAAAAGAAATTCAAAACAGAAGTATACTTATTGACAACCTTTTGTTTGAAATTGGAGAAAAAGACAGATTGAATTTGTTTTATATTGAATCAAATTATGACATGGGAGAATTTATTAAGCTTGAACTTTACAATTCTAATAAAGTTGCAAATATCCCAATAAAAACGTGGTTCTCGCATTACATTGAATGTAGTTCAGATTGTAGCACCGATAAGTTCGCAACGTTAAAAGAAATAGAGAAAGAATTATACGAAACTTTACTTGGATGTTCTATGCTGTTGGGCGAAATAAATAAAAATATATAAAAGATGGATTTTATTAGACTGAAGCATCTTAAATGGCTCAAAAGAGAGATTGAAGAAAGATTGCATGACAAAGAATGCCCATTAGAAGCTCTAGAGATGGGCGAGCGACACGCCAAGAACCTTATCGCCGAAGCTATTCAAGTGGCGGCGATGATACAAAAATATAAAGAGACCAACGACATATTTAACGGAGTTGCGAAATGAAATTTTTTATAAGTCACAAATTAGAGCAGGGGTGGATATGATATGGCTAAATGGACAAAAGCGGAAGAGGAAAAGCTAATAGTTGCTTATAAAAATAATATGAACGTAAACGACATTGCGATCAAGTTAAATAGAACCTCAAGAGCAATAAAAAATAAGGCTTGGCGACTCGGGATAACAAGGCCGACAAGTTATACAGACGCAGATATTCAATATATAAAAGACAACTACAAGAGCTACAACTTAAGAGAAATAGCTAAACACTTAGGCAGGGAAGATAATTATCACAACATATGCAGGAAAGCGAAGGAACTCGGACTTGAACGGACAGGCAAGAAGCAAGAAGTAACAAAAACTTATCGTGATGAAAATGGTGTATGGCATCCAGTCGGTTGGGAAAGAAGGACACCAGAGGAGAAGGCAGAAAAAGCCTCTAAAAGCATGAAGGAATGGCATCGTCACAACGAACACCCAAGAGGTATGGCTGGAAAGACGCACTCGGCCAAATATAGGGGCGAAATAAGTAAAAGGGTCAAGAAATATTGGCAAGAAGTGACGCCTGAAGAATTAGAAGAAAGGAGAATAAAAATGGTTATGACAAAAATAAAAAACGACACTCTAAACCCAAATAAAAACAGAAATAACCCATATTCGAGAGCGAGAGGTGGCAAAAGAAAGGATCTTAACGATATTTACTTTAGAAGTAGTTGGGAAGCGAATATGGCACGATTTTATAATTTTATGAAGATTAAGTGGGAGTTTGAGCCTAAGACGTTTTATTTTGAAGATATAAAAAGGGGGTGTGTGTCTTATACACCAGACTTTTACTTACCAGAAGAAGATAAATGGGTTGAGGTCAAGGGGTGGATGGATAGCAAAAGTAAAACTAAAATTAAGAGATTCAAAAAGTACTTTCCTGAGGAATTCGAAAAATTGGAAATAGTTGGCGCGAGTGAATACAAAGAAGTTAAGCAATGGTCGAGACTCATTGAAAACTGGGAGGATTGATGGTCTAGTAAGAGCAGGAGTAATAAAAGACGATGGCTGGGACTATGTAAAAGGCTTATATCATGACTGGGAAATTGGCAAAGGATACGGAGTAGAGATAAAAATCGAGGAGGTAGAAACGTGAAAGGTTATAAAGTTTTCAATCCAGACTGGACTTGCAGAGGATTCCAATACGAGGTTGGCAAAACATACAAAGAAGAAAAAAGTATTAAGCCTTGTCAAAGTGGTTTTCACTTTTGCGAGGATGCAAATGACTGTTTTAATTATTATAGTTTTGATTCTAATAATAAGGTTGCAGAGGTTTTTGCCCACGGAGAAATAAAAGATGATGGCGACAAATTGGTAACCGATAAGCTCGAAATTGTTCGAGAAATATCATGGAGTGAATTATTGACTATAGTCAACACAGGAAAAGGGAATACAGGCAGAAGGAACACCGGAAACGGGAACACCGGAGACGGGAACAGCGGACACTGGAACAGCAGAAACGGGAACAGCGGAAACGGGAACAGCGGAAACGAGAATAGCGGACACTGGAACAGCGGAGACAGGAACAGCGGATACAGGAACAGCGGAAACGGGAACAGCGGATACTGGAACAGCGGACACGGGAACAGCGGAAACGGGAACAGCGGAAACTGGAACAGCGGAGACGGGAACAGCGGAAACGGGAACAGCGGAAACTGGAACAGCGGAGACTGGAACAGCGGAGATTTTAATGTTTCAAACAATAACAGCGGTTGTTTTAACACTGTTCAGCACAATATTAAATTTTTCGACAAAGAATCAAAACTCACTTTTAGTCAGTGGAGAGGTTCGCATGCCTTTTATCTACTATCAAAAGTCAATACTTATCTTGTGCAATGGATTAAAGATTCCGAGATGACCGAAGAAGAAAAAAAACAAAATCCATCATACAAAACCACTGGCGGATATTTGAAAAAATGCGACACGTCAAAAGCGTATCAAGAATGGTGGAACAATCTAAACGAAAATGATAGAAATATCATCCGAGCCATACCGAATTTTGACTCTAAAAAGTTTGAAATGATAACTGGAATTGATACTAGAGATTGATAAAAAGCTTGCGAGAGGAGTTTAGGGATGATAGATAAAGAATACGACAAATACTATATAAACTGCGACCTATGCGGCTTATTATATATACCCGGATTTATGGATTTAGAAGATGCGGTCAAAGATTGGAGTGGGAGTAGGGAATGAAAAAAATAGAATTATACAACGATCACTTCCAAAATTTTAAAAGATATAACATACCGAGAGCACAACTTGTTATAGCTGACATACCATACAACTTAGGCGCAAACGCATACGCTAGTAGTACAGAGTGGTACGTGAATGGTGATAATAAACAAGGCGAAAGTACTAAGGCGGGCAAACAGTTTTTTAATACGGATTCGAACTTTAATATCGTTGAATACATGCACTTTTGCAGTAAGTTGCTCAAAAAAGAGCCTAAAGAAAAAAACCAAGCGCCTGCAATGATTGTGTTTTGTGCATTTGAGCAAATGCAAATGGTTATAGAGTGTGGCAAGAGATATGGATTCAATAACTCGTATCCACTGTTTTTTATAAAAAATTACAGCTCACAAGTTTTAAAGGCGAATATGAAAATAGTAGGTGCCACAGAGCACGCAGTAGTTTTATACCGCGATAAATTGCCGAAATTTAGAAACAGTGGGCGCATGATATTTAATTGGATGAATTGGGAAAAAGACAAAAGTGTTGTAAAGATACATCCCACCCAAAAACCTATCCCACTACTTAAAAGATTAATAAGCATATTTACAGACGAGGGGGATGTTGTTATAGACCCAGTGGCGGGGAGTGGTTCAACACTAAAGGCGGCGGCAGAGCTTAACCGTCATGCATATGGGTTTGAGATAGATAAAAAGTTTTATCAGTTATCGAAAGACATGCTTTTAAATCAAGTGCAGGTGGGATTTTCCATGGAACAGGCGATAATCAAGGAGGTAATTGATGGCTAAACACAGATACTCAGAAACCGAAGTCCGTCGCATTAAAAAGCAAGTAGAGTCTCAAACCATAACCAAGTTAACCAATGGCTTGTTTGGCATCTACTCACTAGCACTAACCGATTTATTTAACTTTAGCAACAAAGACTTGCAAAGGCTATGGGACAGAGTAGAGAATATCATACAGGGTTTGGATACTGGCGAGATTGCACCAGGAGACATTAAAAAAGTTTTAAAAGACGAATTAGACATAGAATTTAAATTTTAGGAGGAAACAATATGAACTTAGTGGCAATCACAGGAAATTTAGGAAAACCAATAGAGTTGAGGTATACAACATCAGGTATGGCAGTGGCTCAATTTAGCTTGGCAGTATCAAGGGGCAAAAACAAAGATGGTGAGTACGAAACCGACTGGATAAACTGTGTAGCTTTTGGCAACAGAGCCGAGGCAATGGCTAAATACACCGATAAGGGCAGTAAATTAGGCATATCGGGCAGATTGCAGACATCAAACTACGAAAAAGACGGTAGACGTGTATATAAGACGGACGTAATGGTCGATAATTTTGATTTTTTAGACTCAAAGGGTACGAACAAGGGTTCTGTATCAAAGTGGGCTGAAACGGACGATTTCGTGCCGATGGATGAAGCTGGGGATGACCTACCCTTTTAAAACTTGCAAATGAGGTGTCTAAATGAAGAAATGGATAGTTTATATGGATAGGGATTCTGCGGATGAAGAATCTGTGCAATGTGGTTTGTTTGATAGCGAAGAAGAAGCCAAAATGGTTTATGAACAATTTAAAGCAGAGGTTACGGAATATGTTGACGATACAGGTTTCACTGGGGACGAGAGAGTGCACATGGCTAGAATCGTACACTCATTGCTTCCGGTGACGGTTTACAGTAAAGACTATAGGTCGTATAGCTTCGAATGGGAGGAATTTGAATGAACTTAGAAATCAAAATTGATGATGAAAGAATAACCGAACTGGTAGAACTGGCGATAGTCGATTCGGTGGTGAAAAACAACAGTTACTTAATGAGAGATGCACAGTTTGGTGTCAAGTCAGGTGTAGATAAGGCAGTTAAAGAATATATCTACAAAAACAAAGATAAGATAATCGAGAGAGTAGTCGAAAGGGCATCGGTTGAGATAGTAAAAAAGGGGTTGCCGAAGCTACTTGAAAGGTTGGGTGAAGAATGACTAACTACGAGATGATGAAAAGCATGAGTATAGAGCAAATGGCATACAGCATCATGTGCCCCTTGGCGATGGGGTTTGAAGAGGGCCTAGAGTGCGAAGAGATGAACCCTAAAAAGGCCCAATGTGCCACTTGTTGCTACGACTGGCTAACGGAGGAAACCGAATGAAATATATGCTAAGTCTCACACACAAGGAGCCGCTTAACAATATGGTGTTTGAATGCGAAAACAAAGAAGAGCTGGACAAATATCTAAGATTAGCACAGGAACAGGGATACATATGCAAAGTTAAGGAGTTGAGCGAACATGGCAAAACGCGGTAACAATGGCAAGCGACACGCTAATGAGTTTATGAGGACATCCACAGGTAGACTGGCGGGAAACGGAATGGTGCACGATAACTATGACCATGACTCATTCCCACTTGATAAACCCTTCGGGTATAAAAACCCTGATAGTTGTTGGTGCATACCGAAAGACGAAAAAGAAAAAGAGCCTGTGTTTATCTATAAACTGAGTGATGAAGAATTAGAAAAGTATAAGAATATGGAGGTCGAGAAATGATAATACACTGGGGAATTGGTTTAGTAATGGGTGTGTTGGTAGGAGTAGGTGTTATGTGCTTAATGCAGATGGCGAAAGGGGACGAAGAATGAGAAAGGTAAAATGCAGGGGTAAAAGAATTGATAACGGAGAATGGGTTTATGGATATTACGTTTTTGAATGCAGAAATAACAATCATTTGATATTTACAAATAAAATCGGTGCCTACA